GCGAGATATTTAACAAGGATGTCCAAGGATATGTGAGTGGAGCTTCATGGAACTACCGCACCGAGGACATGGGATTCATGCAGTCCAACATCAACGTGACCAAGTCATTTGACCTCAATACAAATTGGATGGAAGAGAGTGCAGGACAATACTTCGAAGAGCTCTTGACATCACCGCAAACATTCGTTAAGATTGTGCAGTACAACACCACTGAGGATGGCCTTCCAATCATTGGAGAGGATGGATGTCCGATTCACATCGCTGAGTCAACCGCATATCAACCATGCATTGTGCAGAATAATGCCTACGAGGTATACCAACAACGCAACAAGAATCTAATCAAGCAAAGCATCACCATCAAATTATCAAATCAAGACAACATCAATGGTTAGAATTCAACTTTCAAATGGCTATCTTGATGTGAAGGAAGGTACTGCATTCCCTTTGAACTTTTCAATCGGAGATATTCGCGACCTCACGAAGCGAACGGGGACGTTCTCCAAGACAATCACATTGGTTGGAAGCAAGAACAACCACAACCTCCTTGGACACCATTACGATGTAAATATCGAAGAGGGTACATTCAACATCAACACCATCACCAAATGTACGGTACTTCAGAACGATGTGCCAATCATGGAGGATGCATTGCTTCAGTTGGTCAATGTTCGCAAATCTCAGATGACCGATGCCTATGAGCAGATGGTTGAGTACGATGTCCTGGTGAAGGATACTCAATGCGAGTTTTACACCGCGATCACCAACAAGGAATTGACCGATTTGGATTTCAGTGATTTGAATCACACATTCACTGCTGCGGATATCATCGCATCGTTTGACAATACCATCACCGATGGATTCAAATATGTATTCCCATATTCATCAACCGGGAGCAATCAGTACCAGGTGCGACAATTTAAACCTGCTATATATGCCAAACAATACTTTGACCGCATATTCTCCAATGCAGGATTCTCATACGAATGGACGGGCTTGAGTGCTTCCCATTTCGACAAATTACTTATCCCTTACAATGGGGATGCCAACACATTCGATACTGCTGATTATTTAGTTGAGGCAGAAATTACCACTCCATTCGATGTGACTTCATCAGTTCAGTCATATGGTAACTTTGACAATGCTACGGGATGGACTGAGATAACCGACATCCAATCATCATTCAATCCAACAACCGGAGTGTTCACTGTTCCATTCGATACCTCACTGAATTCAGGTCAAGGATACACGATGATGTATGAGATGGACTATTCACTCTTCCTGGACAATAACTCAGGGATGAGTGTCGTGAATTCAAATGCATCATTTGTAACTCGTCCAAGGATGAGAGCTTCCATCGGCTCATACGAATCTCAGTTGGTGACAATTATGATATCGAGATTGCAAGAGCAAAGGCAGCAGGAAAAGACACCACTCAACTTGAATTGGATAAGTCAAAAGCACTTGAGAAAGAGGCGATATACCGCAGACAAAAAGCTCAAGAGGAATATACTGCATTGAATAAAGTTGCGAGTGCTGATAACATGGAGAAACGAAAGAAACTCCGTGAGCAAATTCAAGCAGAAAACGACATCATAAAGGCAGGAAGAAAAGACCGAGCTCTGATTGCAATCGCTGATGATGCAGAACAAAAAGCGAAGGATGATGCTGCGAAAGAAAAAGCAAAGGCAGATGCTGAGGTCAGAGCGAAGGCATACAAGGATGGGTTGAAAGCTATCCAGGCAGAGATTGCCGCTGCCAATAAGCTCGTTGTTGATTCAGGTAAAACTCAAACTCAAAAAGAGATTGATGATACCATTGCCAAATACGATAAGCTAATTGCTGAGGCAAAAAAATACAAGCAGGATATCACCGCACTTGAAACTGCAAAAGCTCTTGAAATTCGCACCATTCAAAAAACTGAGGCAGAGAGTGAGCAGTTAATGCAGATTAAAACTGAAGGAGTATCTCTTCAAGGATACATCAAAACAAGTCAAGAAAAACTCCGCATTCAAGCAGAAGCGAACATGGCCTCATTCCAAGACCTTCAGAAATATAATGCTGAGGTAAAAGCTGCGGATGAAGCACTTGCATCTGCCAAACTTGATGCAGTCAAAGGAACGCTCGATGCAATTGGATCACTTGCCGGAGAGAATAAAAAAGTAGCGAATGCATTATTCTTGGTTGACAAAGCTCTTGCCATCGGTCAAGTAATCGTGAACACTCAAAAAGAGATATCCGCATACGCATCCAATCCAACCTGGTCCTTGTTACCTGATGGTGGCGCAGCATTGAAAACCGCTGCCATTGCAGGTGCGAAGATTCGTGCAGCAACATCCATTGGTACAATCGTGGCAACATCCATTGGTAAGTTCATGAATGGTGGTGGAGGAGGAACTGTTGGAGGAGGCGGTAACGTAGCACCACCGAGTGCATCCACTCCATCGGCTCAATCATCAGTGCCTTCATTTGTACCTGGTAATTTATTCGGTCAAGGCAATGCTCAAAACAACCAAGGCGGAGGTCAAGATACCAACACGAATATCACAGTCACTGCGGTTGTATCAGAAACGGAAATAACTGCGACTCAAAACAACATATTGAAAATTCAAAAATCAGCACAATTATGATATCCTAACAAGCATTAACCGATGAAATCATTGCATTCTACAACGCACACCTTCAGGTTAAAAAGGTAGGCACTGATTTCAAGGAGCAGTTATTCAACTTTGCTACAAAGGATGAGAAGTATCCATTGGTGTATATCGTTCCAGTGGATGTAGTTGCAAGTGATAACGTGAACTTAATCAATCTTGAAATATATTGCTTTGATATCATTCAAAAAGACCGTGCAAATATCACCACAATCCTCTCAGATACTCAGCAGATTCTCAATGACCTTTATTTGAATTACACATTCTCATTGACCGATACTGATTTTGATGTGGAAGGATTCCCAACATTCACGCCACTAAACAATGACCTATTGGATTATGCAGCGGGATGGTTGATGAACATCACATTTGTACTACCTTCGTGGACAGATTGCCAAATTCCTGAACAAATTCCGAATTAATTTTAATATATAAGTATGGCTTATAAAAATACCGGTGAATTCAATATACTTTATCCAACAAGGAGAAAGGTTGCCAATGTGCTCAAGAACGTAATCAAGCAAGAAGCATTGATTGATACGGGTACATTGTACGATTCAGTGCGTATCAATGCCAAAGTAACTCTTGAGGGCAATCTTCGTATTCAAATTGTTGCAGCATATTACTTCGGATTCCTAAACAACGGTACAATCAGCATTGCTCCATTTGATTTGGTTAGAAAGTTTAACACTCAGCTTGAGCAGAGTGGATTGATATCCGAAATGTATGGTCAATATGTTAGCAAATTAGCTCAGACATATCCAATCTTGGAACTTGGTGGATTGCTTCGTAAAAAAGTCAAAGTTATTTATGATTTCCAACCTCTATTTGGAGAGTTTTGGGATGCTCTTGATTACTAAATTTCAAGCTCTTTTCTCATTGCAAGGAAGTTGAATATCAATACAAGTTTTGTATCGGTAATCACATCGAACTTTGAGAGGTCACCATTACACATGGTCCATATCAATTGCTCCCACCCCCATTTGGATGATTTCTTTTCCTCTTCCTGCTCTTTGCGTTCTTCCAAATCGGTTGATTCTTCCTCATCATCGAATGATTCACTCATCAGATTGGAATGGCTATCAAGGAAGTTTTGGCGAAACTGAAGATACTCAGGTATCAATCCGAATACCGAGGTGATGGGATGATCATCGAAGAGATGAACACGATCACTTGATTTGAATTTATATGGCTCGGTGATAACATTCCCCCATTCATCAGTGGATGTTTTCCGGTAAAGAATCGCACATATGTTGCGGAGATTCTTGATATAGTCATCAGTGACAAATGCCTCCAGTGTGATAAACTCACCGAGAGTGATGTCAACAAATGGCTTGAGCTTCAATTCACCGAGTTGATGCTGATATCTTTTGGATGGTTCTGATGTCATCCATGCAAGTTGCTTGGTTATATCCTGGAGTTCGTCAAGTTCTATATCATCAAAGTCCTCAACCGGAAGGTCAGAGAGGATGGATAACACATCAATGTTATATTCAAATGTTCCATCCTCAATGTTTAAAGACCTAATTTCAATGAATTGTTCAATCGTTACTTGGCTCCACTGCTTCGGAAGGTTGAGATTGAGCATGAGATGCGATTTTTTCAGTGACAAATACAAGGTAAGGAATGGCGATTTCAGCTTTCAAGGCCTTAAATAACTTTGCTTTGTGCTTCAAATGTGCTTCAGCGTAGTGCTCAGTGGGTGAAAGGTCACTTCGTTTGAACATCAATGCCAATAAATCACTTATCCAATTGTTGGATTTGCGACTAATCAACTTCTCAATCATCTTGGTATCCTTCACCGATAGCTTCAATTGTCCATGGTAGGTATATCCATCCAATTCAATCGACTCAACTGCATCCTTTTTCTCATATTTTGATGAGTTGAATTCCTTCACCTTCTCGATGAAATCATTTAATTCCACTTCATTCTCATCCCATTCAGATTCCTTCACACCGAAGTATTCAAAAATCTTGATATACCTATCGATGTTATCAAGCTCTTGGTTGTTGGTGATTTCGGTTACCTTTTCGAATTGTTCAATGGTCAATTCATCCATTCGGTTGGGGATTTCCCGGTCAAAAATCTTTATCATGTGTATTGTTTTATGAACAAATTTACAATTTTTTTAATATATACATGACCAAAGACCTGCCAATATACAAAATCACTATTGATCCCGAATACTCTGATGGAGAAGATTTGGGCATTGAGCAGATTGCATTTACTTCTCAACCGGCAATCAAGGTGAAAGGAATGGCCTTCGAACAAGCACAACGAATGGTATTCGCTGATGACTTAAAGTATCGAATCACCGCACCGGCAATGATACCGATGGAGATATACCGCAAGGATAACGAGCAAGGTGAATACTACGTTCAATTTTCAGAGGAAACAATCGCAAAGATTCATGAGAAGTTCATGAGTGACCTTCGCAATCGTGACCTATTCAACCTGGAGCATGATACATCCAAGACAGTTCCTGCATACATCCTAGAAACATGGATTGTGGACCAACCAATGGAAGATAAATCATATTCAACATTCGGTATTGAAGTTCCAAAAGGTACATTGATGGTAACTGCTCAGATAACTGATAAAGAGTATTATACTGAATTGGTTGCCAATGACCAGGTGGGATTCTCAATTGAGGGATTCTTGGGATTGAAATTAAGTAATCAATTAAATAAATATAACATGAACAAATTACCTGATGGGGAGCACTTAATCGAGGGCAAAATCTACGTTGTTACCAATGGAGAAATTGTTGAGATTAAGGATGCACCAATTGAAGAAACTGCGATGGAAGAGGTAGCACTTGAGGAAACAGTAGTTGAAGAGGAAGCTCCAATTGTAGAAGATGCAGTTGAGGAAGAAATGGCTATTGATCCAGCGATGGATACTGAAGCAATCCTTGCAATCGTTACACCTTTACTTGAGGAGAGAGAGAAAGCAATCATCGAATTGATTGCAGACCTTCGCAACCAAATGGAAGAGATGTTGGTGGCAGAAACGGAAGAGGAAATGCCAACTCAAATGAAACAAGAAATGTCGATGCAAGAGAAATTTGATCGATTCAATAAATTTAACAACCAATAAAAAACAACAAAAATGTCAAGAAAATTAAGATTTGATTTAGACGTGGATGCTTCAGCTTTATTAGCTGCGAATCCTGAAGCTTTCTATTCGAAAGCGTATTTATCCTCAGCGGATATCACTAACAACTTCCGTACTGTACCGGGAGTGAAGGCAAAAACGAAATTGGCTACCGTATTATTCGGTAACATTTTGAAGGCTTCAAACTGCTCATTCAATGCCGATGTTGATGATTTATCAGCAGTTGAAATCGACGTTTGTGCATTATCAGCGATGGCACAAATTTGTCAATTCGACCTTGAGCAATCATTCGTATCATTACAAATGACAAAAGGATCAAACGGTGATTTCTCCGTTGCTTCATTCATGGACTTCTATTGGGGAGAAATGGCGAAAGTAATTGGTCAATCAATTGAGTTGATTCGTTGGCAAGGTGATACTGAGTCATTGGATGAAACATTGGCTTTGTGTGATGGTTACGAGAAAAAAATATGTTCTACTCCTGGAGTAATCGGACAATATAATGGTGTTATTACACCTGCAAATGTTATCGATCGTTTAGCAACTATGGTTGGAGCTGCTCCAGCATCAATCGTTCGTAAAAAAGCTGACCTTCGTTTACATGTTTCAACGAATGTAGCTAACGCATACGAACTTGCAGCTGCAACGGGTAACACATTAACATATGTGACTTTGCCATTAGGTTTGACTTTCTTGGGAATCCAAGTTGTAGTTAACGAAGGTATGAGTGACAACACGATGGTGCTTACATTGAAGGACAATCTTATCTATTCATTCGATGCTGAAGGAGATGATAAAGCATTGAAAGCTATCAACTTAGCTGATACAGTTGCTGAGCCTTTAATCCGTACTCGTGCAAATATGAAAGTTGGTTTTTACTTGGTGAATCCTGCTGAGATTGTTGCATACAATGTATGTTTCGATTAATCGAATTCAATATACTGAGGGGATGAAATATTCCCCTCTATTTTTAAATATTTAAAAACAACAAAAATGGCTTGTGAAAATTTAGAATCCATTGTTAAGTCATGCGACAACAATAGTGGGGGGATTTTCAAGGTATATATCAACCAACAAGATAACATTGATAACATCGTTTTGGGATCATCCCCAAATACATGGAGAATCGCTGATATCAACCTAATTTCAGGTGGTGATTTATACACTGAATTTGAAATCCGCAGAAATACCGGAAGTTACACCGAAGATGCAGCGATTGACCTTGTCAATGGTAGCTCATATGTAACTGCAACAATCAGCTTGATGTTCCACCGTCGTGACCAAGCGAAATCTCAAGCAATTAAAGTGCTTGGTGCTGGTCAACAATACCTGAATGCAATCATCCAAGATGCGAATGGTAAATATTGGTACTTCCCATACTTACAATTGAGTGCAGTTGGTGAAGGCTCAGGAACTGCTCGTGCAGATGGTAGCAAATATTCAGTGACTTTGATTGGAGAAAATGACTTTTTATGTTATGAAGTAGATCCAACAATCATACCGGCATTGATTGCTTAATTAATACAACTAAAAAAAGAGAGCCATCCATTAGGGTGGCTTTTTTTATAAACATTTTTCCAAGTTTTCATAATATATATATATGATTTACATTGATAAAGGTGAGATAAATTCAATTGTGTTGACTTTAACTGAGGTGAGCACTCTCTCGAATCCTTATTATTTATTCGTTTTTGAGAATGAAATGAATACAACTGAAGATCCAATACTATTCACAACATCAGATATGTCAACTTGGAAAGAGAGATTCAATCTTTTTTACCTGGATGAGCCGGTTGACGTGACATTGGTCAAAGGACAATACCGATATCAAGTGTATGAATCAATGATTCCACCAACATCTATCCAGGACACGACCGGAATAGTCATTGAAGAGGGGAGAATGGTTGTAAGTGGTGCAATACAAAACTCAATCTACGATTAACATGGGATTTTTTGACCGATTTAGAACAACAAAACAAGAATCACCGGAGATGGTGGAAGGATATCAGTCCTTTTCAACACCATTCCTAAAAATTGGTGCGGGGAATTTATCTCTTCCATATGTGAATGGGAGGCATCAAACAAGTGGATGGATTCCATTCGGGGATGCGAATCTATTTCCAAGCGTATTGAATCAATTGGTATACTCATCACCTCTCCATGGTTCCATCGTGGATTATAAAACCAATGCAGTAATTGGTGGAGGGATTGAATTGAAAACAACCACAACGACACCTCAAGAGCTCCTCGAATTATATACATTTGAGAAGAAATCTCGATTGAAAAAAACAGTGAGAATCACAACCGAACAATTAATTGTTCACAATCGTGTATACTTCAAATTGTACTTTGATGATAAGATGAAGCTCACTCGAATTGAGAATCAATCTCCGGATAAAGTGAGAAGAGGGCGTGATCATAATAATTATTTTCTTTGTGATGATTGGTCCGCAAGAATTGACGTGAGAGAAATAAAAAGATACCATCCAACTTGCACTGATAAATGTCAACTATTTGTATATGAGGTTGAGTGTTTAGGTCAAGAGTGGTATCCGCTCCCAAAATACACATCCGCACTTAACTTTGCATATCTCTCGGGCGAGTTATCATACTTCGCAAAATCCAATATTCAAAACAGTGTATTCCCTTCATTCGCGATGATGTTTCCTAAGCGACCGCAAAGTGAAGAGGAGAAAAATGTACTTCGTTCCACAATGGACAAGATGAAAGGAGCTGCCAACTCGGGCAAAGCTGTCGCTTTTTTTTCAAATGGAGCTGATCAGATGCCAAAAATTGAAGCAATTCCAACAAATCAAAATGATAAACTATTCCAGGAAGCATCCGGATTGAATACTGAGCAGATTTGTTTTGCTCATACAATAGATCCGATACTGATGGGAGTTCGCACCACGGGTTCACTTGGCTCAGGTAGTGATATCAAACAAGCATATGTTATATTTGAGAAGAATGTTGTGATGCCATTGAGAGAGCAGGTATCTGATATCTTCAATGAGATACTTCGTATTGCAAAAATAAGTGCAGATTTCACCATT